GGAAGCCCGCCACGACCCCCGAGGAGAAGAAGATGGACGAGGAGAACGTCAAGAAGGCCAAGGCCCAGAACGAGGCCAAGGAGGCCATCAAGCGGAAGATGGAGGAGCTCAAGAAGGAGCTGAAGCAAGCCCAGGAGAAGGAGAAAAAGGAGAAGAACTCCAAGAAGGAGGCCAAGGAAAACGAGAAGAAGTTGGCCTTGGCTGAGAGGGCCAAGAAGGAGGAGGAGATCGCTCTGGCCGATGCCGCTGTGGCGAAAGCCCAACGGGAACTGGAGTACACCGAGGAGTGGAGCATTCTGGAGGATGCCAAGAAGCACCGGGCCTCGATTGGACCGCTGCCGAAGCTGGCGAGGGCCAAGGGGGAAGGCCGGAAGTCATTCAATGGCTTGACGCCGAACATGATCAAGGTGCTGGAGGCCATGGATGACGGCAACATTCGGACTGCCAGTGAGATCGCCGACAGCACTGGAATCCAGAAGGGCAAGAAGCTGCCCCAGATCGTGGAAGGCGGGCTGCTCGAAGAGCTCGTGCCGGAGGAGGGGGTGCGAGGGAAGCGGTTCAAGATCACGGCCAAGGGTCGTGAGGAACTGAAGAAGGCCAAGGCCCAGGAGTAAGCATGAGGTCAAGTCTGCTGGTGGTTGACTCTGCCAGCAGACTCCTTTGATGGGTTTCGTTGCATCCCCTAAGCGCAACGAAATGAAAGGAGGTGACCCATGCTACAGCCCAGAGTCTGGTAAACTCGTAAAGATGGGCTAACCCTCACAGACGCGATCGAGAGTAGGTGCGATTCCTACCGTGAGGGCTGTGTTTCTAGTGTTCGGTTTAGCTTAGGAGATGTCAATATGATCGACGTTGAAAGACTACCAATGATGGTCGTGGATTCCCTGGATGATGCTGGGTACACGGAGGAAGATATCGCCAACATGCGGCCCCGAGAGGTTTTGGAGAGATTCCTTCAGTGGGAAGGGATCATCGGTTACAATGACCTCATCTGGAACATGATGGAAGTCTTGATTCCAGCCAGTCAGGAGAACGCTGATGGACAGTAGGTGGAAACCTTGGGAGTTGGCGACGGTTCAGTTGCCAACCAGCAAGAGACGACGGATAGTGGAGACGGTTTCCTATCCGACCAGCGACGCACCGGATGCACAGATCTACGTGCGGATGGTGCCCTCGCAAGCGGCGACTGCCGTCTGGTTGCCGATCACAGACCTGAAGAAGTGTCCGGTCAAGTACCGATGGGTTCACATCGGAGTTGCCCGAGGCTTGTTTTCCTTTCCGGAAGACATGCTGCGATACGACAGTGCAGCCTTCGTGGACTGGGAACTGCACGAGGATCCGGAGGACGGGTTGTACCTCAAAGAACCGGCCTTGATCTACAAGATGTCCGAACTCAAGGAGAGCACGTGGACGCATGGTCGGTGGTGATCCTTCGGTTGGGAAGTCTCTGAGAGAAGCGTAGTAGACCTAAGGAGATGCCAATGACTACTAGAGAAGAGTGGTTCATGAACCCTCACTGTGGACCAGCCGAAGGTCCTGATGAGATCTGTGGATTCTGCGGCAGGAAGAACCTTGCCTGTGCAGAGGAATGCACGGAATCGATCAAGGAAGACAATCGGCTCTGGTGTGGAGGGGCAGGATTCTGGTGTCACAACTGCGGGAAGTTCTACCCGAACGACTCCTGCGGTGAGACCTATTGGGCTGTTGAAGGTATCCTGGAGGTAAAGGAGGGATTCGCTTACTGTTCATGTGGACAGAAGCTTTACCTCCATACAGACGAGTCCGGTGATGCGGACGAGATCTACAGAGGAGAAGAACAGTGAGTATGAGTAAGTTCAGGGAAATCCAGTTCTCTGACAGCGATGTCGTGAATCTGGACAACTGGATTCCGGATGGTGAGTCCAATCCACACAAGGTTGTGCCGTGGTTGATTCACGACCATGGATTCCCGGTGTGCATCGTGTTTGCTTCTAACCTTCAGGATGCCTTTGATGAGGCCGCTGATGAGGGCAAGTTGGAAAGGTGGCTCATCAAGCCGGGTGATGGAGATTGGAAGGACTACATGACCAGTGACTTCTCCAAAGCCTGTGCAGGCTTGGACGAGAACTGTCCGGAGTATGTGGATGGTGATGGAGTCAAGTGGTGGTGGTACAGAACGATGCCAGCCCCTCTCGGCAATGCCAGTGAGCCATTTGACATTGACACACTGGACGGAATCGAGTTACCCAACCCGAAGCGAAGCTTCTGTGCTCAATTCAACGTCAGCATAGGAAGAGCATCATGATCACAATTCGCTGCGGCGTTTGCGAAGCCTGCAAGTTCGTGGAAAGCACAAAGCGACTGGTCTTAGCACAGTCTGCTCCGGCAGGACCGGGAATTACACAAAAGGAAACAGACATGTGGAATAAGTGTCTGGAAGAAAATCCCTGCAAGGCTCGAGTGGATCAGGATTACACGACCAAGGTCATAGTGATTCCACGACCCCCAACCGAGTTGGAAGAGGAGGAGAACGTACAAAGATTCATCGCTCGTATGAGAAACGATGGTTGGCTCTTTGATGGTGCCAAGACGAACAGTTTCAACATTCACCTGACATTCAAGCGACCTAACTGACCAAGCAACCAACCGAGGGAGTGTGAGCCTCGGTTGGCTCTTGGTAGAGTTCGGTAACCTTAGTTTAGGGGAAAGGAAATGAAGCAAGTGAAGTTCGATGAGTTCGCAAAACTGTATTGCGACAGACAGGAGCAAACTCCAGAAGGTCTCAAAGAGATCTTGCTGAGGCAGAAGCGTGACTATCGTCCTACTGGATGGTTCATGCTGGAGTGCCAGATGCTGGACAGTTCATATCTAGGACAGCGGGTGATCCTGGTTTATGGACCGAACAACACTCACAAGAAGGTGCCAGATCACCCTGTATCACCAAGAGGGTTGGCTTCAGACATGTCCACTGTGATCGCAGTTCTTTCTGCGGAGGATTTGTAATGCCTTGGAGCACTCCATGCTTGTCTTCAGGCAAGCCTCGTTGGGTAAACGACATCGGACGGCATCATGCACTCTTGCCGAATGCCGTTAAGATGATCGAGAACTACAAGAAGGCTCGGGAACGCGGACACAGTAGAGAGCTGTCCGTGAGATGGGCTATCGCAGCAGCAGAGTCTGTATGGCATAGCCGTGTTCCTTCTTTAGAACCGACTCTTAAGAATGGAAAGCTCAGAGCTTGGGCTGGAGGGAACAGGATTGATACCTCTATTGAGAGGTTCCTGATGATTCTGTCTAACACCTGTAGAGGGAATGTAACGCTGGATGAGTTGGACAAGGACTGCATTCCAGCAGGCATTCTCTATCGGCACATCAAAGCTGCACAGCCGAAGTTCTATCTTCGGGCAGTCAAAGCTGCCGACAACTACACCAGGATCTTTGGTGACAAGAAGGTTCCTCACAGAGATAACCTCGAGTTCTGCTTCTGCGAGGATCCTTACGTCAGGGAGACTTGGATGAAGTACAAAAGGGGAAAGGACTTCTTCATCCTCTGGAAGTTTGACTTGCAGACGGTTCTGCAACAAGTCAATGATCTGGCGATAGTTCCTCCAGACTATATCATAGCTCTAGGCTATGGTACGTCGCAGGGGATACTAACTCCATCTAAATGGTATTGGAAGTCCAAGGAGAAGCGCCTGGAGATCAAGCGACTCCTGGAGTACATCTGGAGGTACAGAGACTGGTTTAGGGTGGAGAACAGAATGGGCAGACTGGACGAGGTCACCAGACTTCGTGACGAAGAGTTTGATCAAGTCTTAGCCATGCCACCAGAAAGGCTGTTCGCTACGATCGAGGCTATAGACGCCGCGAATCGTGAGAGATGGGGCCATCCTTGGGTGCCGACGGTTCCCAAAGAGTACGTCTACGATTGGGTAGACAGGTTCCCAACTGTGGAGGTTGGTGAAACGACCATTGGTCCAGTTAGGACTTACGGTGAGCTCGTGGAGATTGGGGTGGCTCTTCATAACTGTGCTGCCAACTACCACGATCCCATAGACAAGAGGACCAGTGTGCTACTGGTTCTTAGAAACGGAGGTGGAAAGCCGATAGCTCTGGGCCAAATCGAAACGAGAGCCGGAGCTATAGTTCAGGTGAGTGGACCGTGCAACAGTCCAGTGAGTAAAGAAGTTCGACACTTGTTTGAGGACTACTTTCAGGGAGGTCCGATCAGATGATTCAGTATTACGAACTAGTAGTGGATGGTGTCGTTAGAGGCCGCATGGCTATCACGACCAACTTGATGGGATTCGGTATCAACATGGACGGAGACATACAAGTGAGACCAATTGACCCCTGTGAGCAAGAGCCGTTAGCACAGCCTCTTCTTCCAGAGGAGCAGCCTGTTCGCAGAGAGCCCCCTCGTAGACTGAGCCGGAGGCCATCATGATTCCAAAACCTGGAACCATTCTAGAAAACGGAGCGGTAGTCCTAACAGGAATGGAGAGCCGCTGCGGAAACATTTATGTTCTTTGCCATTGGAACAAGGGAGGTAGACCTGATGGAGAGTATGTCTCCTGGAGATTCTTTCCAGACGGTAGTACCGAGTTCGGGCACTACAGCGAAAACTTCTTTGATGCTGTGAATCAATTCAAAGGGAGACTTGACAGATGACAGACGACATGGAGAAACGAGCCATTCGCGCACTGGATGCCACATGGCAGGCGATTGGACCGGACACCCTTCAGTGCATGGTTGACTGTGGGGAAGCCAAGAGCATCGAGCGGGCTGTAATGACCAGATCCCAAGTAATCGAGTCGGTTACATCCTGCGGATTCACTGGAGGATATCCGATGTCCCACGGCGGAGACAACGAGGCTGTGGAGTGGTTGGAGAAGCAGCCTCGCAAGAGGCAGGAGCAGATCTGCAAGAAGGCTTTCCCTCACAGTAGGTACGGCATGTAACACTTCAAACTCCCGCAGGGATCCTGGAAAGATCTGCTGCGGCAGTGTGCAGTGTTGATTGACACTCTACTAGAAGGAGGTTACGATGTATGTTCTACTTGACGGTGAATTGTGGAAGTTCACCAAGGCTAACTGGATCAAGTTCTGCAACTGCTCGGCAGTGAAGGGATCCGCAGAAGATCCAGTAGTTTTCGGAGCGAAAAGTGTGCAGCTAGGAGTTCAGGAAGTTCTTGATTGGGGAACATTAGAATTTAGTACAGAGTTGAGAAGGATCAAAGGTCATTAAGAGGGATCAGTGTCATGCCTAAGAAACAACCAGTTGACTGTCAGATCTGTGGACAGCCGACAAACAGGCCCCGAGCAATAGGGAACTGGAACGTGTGTCCAGAGTGTGTCCCTACTGCCAGGAAAGTGGTGGCAAGTGAGACGAAGACAGCCTCAATAATAGAGAGGCTGAAACCGCCCACAGGACCAAAGAGTGACAAGAAGCCAACCAAGGAGCAGCAAGTCATCTTGGTTGAGGGAGGTAGAGTTAAGAAGTGTCTGATAATTGAAGCTGGAGCAGGTACTGGAAAAACCACGACTCTGCGAATGTTAGCAGACGTCATGGAAGGTCGTGGACAGTACACAGCTTTCAATTCAGCACTGGTAGCCGAGACGAAACCCAAGTTCCATGGGACTCGAGTACAGTGCAACACGACTCACAGCCTTGCCTTTCAGGCTGTAGGAAAGCAGTATGCTCACAAGCTCAACCGACCAAGGATCAAGAGTGAGCAGGTGGCAAGGATGCTGGAACTGGAAGCCTTCGAGTTTGAGCTTGGTGATGAGACCAGGCGAATTGCTCCGGGCTTCCTGGCAGGTAAGGTGCTGGACGCCATTCGGCGATTCTGCCAGTCGGCAGACATGGAACTGAAGGTCGATCACTTTCGTTACATCGATGGTATCGACGCTCCTGTGGATGAAAGGAGAACCTACACCAACAACAAGAAGGTCAGGGAATACCTGCTGCCCTTTGCGTTGAAGGCTTGGAAGGACCTGTGCGACAAGGATGGGCAACTGACGTTTGGACACGACCACTACGTCAAGATCTGGCAGTTGAGCGATCCAGTAATCTCTGCTGACTACATCCTACTGGATGAGGCTCAGGACACTGCGCCAGTAATGCTGGACATCCTACGACGGCAGAAGTGTCCAGTGATCCTGGTTGGCGACAGTGCCCAGCAGATCTATGAGTGGCGTGGAGCCATCAACGCGATGTCCTTCTTTCCGGACGCGCCACGCTGCTTCTTAAGCCAGAGCTTTCGCTTTGGCGAGGCGATTGCTCAGGTAGCCAATGCCGTGCTTGAGACGTTGGATGAGCCGACGCCTCTAAGGCTCAAAGGTCTACCGAGCATACCGAGCGTGGTTGGACCGATTGCGAATCCGGTTGCCATCCTTTGCAGAACCAATGCGATGGCAGTGACCAAGCTCCTCACAGCGATTGGCAACGGTCTACGACCTTTCCTGGTTGGTGGCGGCTCAGACGTCATCAGCTTCGTAGAAGCTGCTGAGTGCCTACAGAAACTGAAGCCTACCTCTCACCCAGAGCTTGCCTGCTTTGCTTCCTGGACAGAAGTGCAGGAGTACAGCAAACAGGACGAGGGTGAAGACCTGCGGCTGATGGTTAAGCTGATTGACACCTTCGGGGCCAAGGTGATCAAGGATGCCCTGAAGAACATGCCGCAGGAAAAGGATGCGGATCTTATCATCAGCACGGCTCACAAGGCCAAAGGACGTGAGTGGGATACAGTCGCACTTGCCAGCGACTTCCCAACCCTTAGCAAGTGCGACGACGCCATCAAGAAGCTGGTCTACGTCGCAGTTACCAGAGCCAAGCTACAATTAGACATAACAGAGTGTCCTACCTTTACAGGAGATGATAGCTTGGATGTGGAGTACATCATTGCCTCCACACCGATTCCAGTAGAGATTCCAACTGTAATTCCACCGACACCCTCAAGCCCACCGGAAGGAGAGTTCACATGGTCCATGGATAAGGTGACCGGAAAATGGGTCGTACGCGGTCCCAGCGGAAAGATGGGTCAGTACGTAGACGTTGTACGCAAGGACGGATCTATTTCCAGGAAGTTCCTTGTATCGGTTATCACCGAGGATGGGGAAATTTCAAGGTACAAGGTGTAACATGAGATACTACACAGCGGATGCTATCGGGATGCAATGTGGCGAAGCCCTGTCTGTGACGGAGTTCGATAGGGAGCTTACCAGAAAGATCATAAAGGAGATCTATGACGTAACCCATGTCTGGTTCGAGGATGAAAGAGGAACTGTTCTAGATCCAGTGGATGGTCCAATGGCAGTGTACGGTCCGAAGGCAGATGCAGCTAGATCCAACTGAAAGGAGCAAGTCATGGCTCGTTACTTAGAGATTGCAGAAGAAGGTCGTAAGGAAGTGGTGGCTTTGATCAATGATCTGACGGCGGCTAATCCAGGCATCGACGCTAAGGATCTGGCCATCAAGATTGGACGAATCGTCAACCTCGCAGTACGCTGTGCTCCTAGAGCCGTACAGAGTACGGTGCGGAAGAACATCGTCCACGGCATGGTCAGGGATTACTGCCACGTGACCATGACGGAGGTCACGGATGAACGCACTGGCAACACCTATCACGCGATTAACATCTCCCGGAGATAATATGAAGATCTACATAATGCACCCGGAGGACACGGAGAACTTTCTATATGTGAAGGAAACCCATTTCTCACCAGAGAATAGGGAGGCCCTCAGAGCTCACACAATCAAGGAGAACAAGACGCCACACGTTTGGTTTCAGGACGAAGATCCTCCAGAGATCTTTATGAAAACTGTAAAGAAGTTTCAGAAGTTGGAGGACTCTGGCGATGAAGTCTCTACAGACCCGGATCCTTGAGGAGCAGCTTAGGAGGCTCGAGCGCGAGCTTAGGGTGTTGAACGGAGAGGACGTTTCGGTACGCGTCCCAAACGAACTGGAGGAGAGCAAAGCCTTTACTCACTCCAGAATCAACTCAGGACCAGAGTACCTTACCGTATATGCCTCTAGTTGGAGCCTAGAGTTGCATACAGATCAGGGGTTAGTCAAGAGTTTAGAGGAAGCTAGGGGCCTAGCCGAGAAGCTAGGTCTCAAGGGAATTTCCGTTAAGTTTGGAAGGAAACCAGATGATCGAGAAACCCATGTTAGCGGGGAAATGTTCGGACATCAACAAGCTGAAGTATCCAGTGCTGGCGACGCCTAAGCTGGATGGCATTCGGTGTCTTATCATTCAGCAAGGCGATCGAAAGGTTGCCGTCAGCCGAAACTTCAAGCCGATTCCCAACGAGTACGTTAGGGGCAAGCTAGAAAGTATCTGCCCCGTAGGCTTTGACGGGGAGTTGGTCGTACCTGAGGGCACTTTCCAGCAGACCAGTTCTGCCATCATGTCCAGGGATGGAGCACCTGACTTCGAGTATCAAGTATTTGACTGGTTGGCAACTAGCCCTACGTGTGGATACGACATAAGGGTTACTAGACTGGCCGACCAATTCGGCAAGAGTCCCACTCCGAGTGATCCAGTACGACTGGTACTACCAGACCGAATGAGTACCCCAGAAGAACTGGAGGAGTACGAGCATCACGTACTATCACTAGGCTTTGAAGGTGTGATGGTTCGTGACCCCTACGGTCCTTACAAGTTCGGACGCAGCACCGAGAAGGAGGGGTGGCTGCTCAAGATAAAACGGTTCTCAGATTCTGAGGCCGTTATCATAGGTGTCGAGGAGAAGATGCACAACGCCAATGAGGCCAAGCTGGATGAGCTCGGCAGGACCAAGCGTAGCTCCCACAAGGCCAATCTCATTCCAATGGACACATTGGGATCACTAACAGTGATTGACATTCACAGTGGCGTGATATTCAACATAGGATCGGGCTTTGACGATGAGACCAGGAAGGTTCTCTGGAACTGTAGAGAGTTCCTACGTGGTATGATTGTCAAGTACAAGTCCCAGCCCACAGGAGTTAGAGATGCTCCACGGTTCCCGATCTACTTAGGTCTCCGGTCTTCACTTCCTACAACGAAGGAGTAAGTTATGGGAGATATGGCTGACGACTTCTTGGATCAAACGATTGATACAGAAGACGCACGAAGTGCATTCCATCATGGAGAGTTGTCTCTAGAGGAGGCCTATGATCTAGGGATAGTTGATGAGACAGGGTCAGAACCAGATCGTAAAGGAGTTCAAGATGCTAGTTCTCAGTAGACACGCTGGCGAGTCGATCATGATTGGTGACAACATCAGGATCTCTATCTCTTACATTAGGGGAGACAAGGTGGGCATAGCCATCGAGGCCCCGAAAGAGATGCCAGTGCATAGACAGGAAGTTTACGACAGGATCAAGCTGGAGGGTAAACAGTAGCAGAACGGTAGGGCAGCGCTCTCAAGCTACGGGCGGAGCAGGACCCGAGCGAGAGCGCTGCCTACCTTACCCCCAAAGGTAGTATGCCAATTAAAGCCCCTAGCAGGCCCGTAGCCGAGCGCTGGTAGTTAGTGGCCTAGCTGCACCTTGTTACGGCTTGCGCTCGCCTACAGGGTAGCTAGGGGCCTTGTTGGGCATTACGCCAAACAGCCTAGTTTAGCTTGGCGTAGGCTTCGGCTTGCATCTCCTCTATTTGACTTGCTGGCACGGTTGTATTCTTCATGCTGGCTTGCCTCCAGTTGAACGTATCTGGGTTAAAGTCTAGATCCAGATACCCCTCCCTAATAGCCATGTCATAGATGGCAGTTCCAGGCAGTGGGATAACGATCATGAAGTTTGAACTGTTCGCCCCAGCGTCTCTTAGCTTCTGAGCTAGAGCGATGGTTGACTGCATCTCCTCTAGGGTCTCGTCTGGATAGCCCAGCATGTAGTTCACGCCTGCCTTGATGCCTCTGCTGTTCAGACCCTTGATGAGTTTCGATATGTCGTATCTGGCTACCTGCCACTTCCTGGAGGCGTACTTGTCCAGGATCCTCTGGCTACCAGACTCTACTGGAATGGTCAGGGCTGCAAAGCCACAAGCCTGAAGAGTGTCCAGGACTTCTTGGTCTGGCTCGCTGCCTTTGAACAGGTGGGCAATGTTGACGCCGTTGATGTCCCAGACCTTAAAGCTGAACTGCTGGACTAGCCTCAAGACGTCAAGGCCCCTGGGCTTGTTCCCGAATAGCGTGTCGTCCTCAATGAAGAGGTTCTCTACACCCAGGGTGCGAAGCTTCTCCAACTCTAAGGAAACCCTGTCCAAGGACTTGACACGAAACTTGCAGATGCCTTGCTCTCCTGAGATGTGGCAATAGCTGCACCTGAACACACATCCTCTAGAGGTCATGATGGGAGCGTACTTGAAGCCCTCACCTTGGGCTGAACCGTGAGGCTTTCCTAACTGCCAGTACCGATCGTTCTGGTGTAGCTCCCAAGCTGGCATGGGAAGCTGGTCCAGGTTGGTGATCAGTGGTTGCCGGTAGAACCTTCTAGTCGGCCTGTGGTTCTCTACTGCGTAGGCGATGGCTTGGATGCTGTAGTCGGCCTCAGACATACAGACCACGTCAAACCCAGACTTGATGAACATCCTAGGTCTGCTTCTGGCATTGGTGCCGCCACAAACCAAGACCTTGTCTGGAAAATGTTTCTTGATGAGCCTGCCGACGTACAGGGCCATCGTTTCCTGAGCAGTGAATATGGAAGTGATGCCAACTAGGTCACTGTCGCTAACCTCCTCTAAGATCCTGTCGTCTGAAACCCCGTATCTGCGTAGCCCACTAGGGAGGTCCACAGAGTTGTAGAACACGTCCTCAGGATCTTTACTGTTCCCTACACAGGCGTCATAGATACTGACACTTACACCAAGGTCTAGTAGACCCCCAGCCAGATAAGGATAAGCTAGGGAAGCCTCTGGCTTGTGGGGAATGTCAGGACGCGACTGCTGTGGGGGATAGATTAAAGTTACCTTCAACTTTGCAGATCCTATTCAATCTGGCAGTGAAAGTGTTGTCGTAGCTTGTCCAGGAGTCCTCGGTCAATAACCTGTTCCATTTGTTAGGGATTGGCCCTCCTCCAAACCAGTGGATTCCTACAGAACTGTTAGGCACAGGCAGCTTTCTCTCAAAGATCTTGTCGGCCTCATCCCAGATAAATGGATAGACCGTATTCTGCGGGATCTCCTCTATTTGCAGATTCGGGTAGATCCTTCTAGCTAGGTTAAGAAACTTCTTGCCGGGATGAGGTTTACCATAGCCAATCTCGAACACTCTGTAGACAAGGTTAGTCCCATAGTGCTGATAGTCGGCATTGGACTCTATCTCGGCTCCGCTATAGATAGCCCTGAACAGTGGGCAATCCGGTGTAGAGCCTACAAGGCCAATGGCTAGGAGTGTACCCTCTAGGCAGAACACAGCGTTAGAGTTTAGACAGGTTCTATAAGTCTCATCGAAAGGCCGGAGCCACAGGATGTCCATGTCGGCATAGAACCCACCCTCTGTGCCCAAGTACCACCACTGGAACAGATCACACATCTGGGCAGCACTCATTACGGAAGGTGGTACAAACTTCTTGACGATGACCTGCTTTGGAATATGCTCCCAATAGTCAGGCCCCTCGTAGGAGCTATCGTCGTCGTTGTCAGACTTCCAATGCTTTGACCCGACAAACTCACTGTCGGCTGTGTAAAGCACAACCTCCCAGTCTGGGTTGAACCTAACGAAGCTACTGAGGGTCAGCCACCTTAGCCAAGACATGCGACCAACCCAGAAGAACGCCATACGCTTTGAAATCATTTCAGCTTCTCATTCATTGTGCCACAACCTACCCTTCTACTCTCTGAAATAGAGGCCACTTGATGCAGCCTAGCATCTGGCGACAGTGGTTTACCGTCTAACCTGGGAGTGGTCCTGCCGCACCAGTTGTTTCCTATTCTCAAATGGAATAGTGGAGCTTCGTCTACGCTCGGGCCTAAGTGCAGGACGTTGAAGGGTGGTCTAGCCAACCTCTTGAACCTGTGCTGGAAGCTGCCATCACAGCCGCCCGCGTGCGTCCAGTCTGTTTCGTACCAAGGCTTTTGTCTAGCTGCTGAGACATGGAACAGTTGAAAGTATCCAGGGTACTCGCACTCGAGACCAGTAACAGGAACGGTTTCCCAGTCCAGGTTGTCGTTGAAGTCCTGCGGGAAGTCTAGGGTTCTGCGTAGGGCTGTATAGAGGCACTCCTCTGACTTGTCAAACTCTATGGAGTTCGGCATGACAATGTCTGCATCCCAGATGCAAATCCAGCCCTCCCTGCCGAGAACGTCCAGGCCCTTCTCCAAGGCCGAGCCCTTGTTGAACATCGCCCCACGTTCATAGAACGAGTTCGTAACGAAGCACTCGCAGGAGTTCTCCAGAGCCAGCTTCTGAGTGGAAACATCAGCACAGGAGGTAACTACCAGCGTCCGCCCAAAGTGCCGCCTGTTCCTTGGCAAAGTAAGAGCTAGGAAATCGTCGAACTCCACACAGACTACGATGCTGTTCATAACTTGGCAACCTCCCATAAGCCTAAGCTCTTGTCTGCGTACTTTGGATAGACTTCCTGGCACAACTCGTCCACGGTCAGCATGGGTGGTGGCAGGTTGAAGGGTGACTTGGTCATGGACCTAGCGTGCCAACTAGGACCTGTCCTACCGTCCATGTTAGCATGGTTCCAAAAGGTTGTCATCAGCAGGTACTTGCTCTTGCTACGCTTGATGTTCTCAAGGGCTCGGTTGCAGTCCTCAAAGGACATGTGCCCGAAGCAATCCCTGCAAAGAACTAGGTCTACCGTCGGCAGGTTTTCCGTTAGCAGGTTCAGGTACAAGAACTCTCTACCTGGAAACCTCTCTTGGTTTTGCAGAACTAGCTCCTTGACGATGTCGGCTCCCAGGTACTTCACGTCACCTAGCTCCACCCATCTCATCCAGTTAAAGTCTCCACAAGGTATGTCCAGGATGGACTTGAGGTCCAGCAGCCCTATCAGGTTCTTCAGCATAACCCTTATGGATTCAGTGGCCTTGATGGAAGACCCCTCACCACTACCGGACTCGTGGCCGCTCCAATCACCGCCGCTCTTATAGGCAGAGGCAAACGACTCCTCGTAAGGCCAAGGACCTCCAGCAGCCCTCCAAACATTCTCCTGTTGAGCCATTTCGCACTTCCTTCTATAAAAGGCTTTGGAGAGCGTGTACTTCTCCTTGGTGTCGTGGCACTCATGATACTGGTGGTGTCCCACGACTGAGTCCACATAAACGGCCCTTAGACCTAATCCATTCTCCAAGCATCTGGCAAACCAGTCATCGTCGTATCCCTGGTAGCTTACGAACTCCTCGTCGTTACCACCAACGGCGTACAGGTCTCTTCTCCACAAGGCTCCAAGGAAGAAGAACGGAACAAGCCTTGACTGGTAGGGTTGAGGATTCCCGTTTCGATACCATCTGCCGGTGTAAGCAGACCATTCACTACCGTCAGGCCCACAGGCAATAACGGAGGCGATGATGAAGGACTTGGGCTTTAGCTCTAGCTCTATCACCAAGGTCTCTATGGCGTTAGGGCTGACATGAGCTACCTCGTCGGATTGGGCAATGATCACACTGCCCGTAGCTGCTCTATAGGCTACGTTCCTAGCCACGCAGGGATTACGCTTGACGTTGTCCCGCTCAATGGGTATGTACTTGACAGGGAAGCGTTCACAGATCTTTCTGGCAGTCTGCTCTTTATCAGAGGCTCCATCGTCTGCTATGATCACCTCAAACTCAAACGGAACCTCCTGCTTGAAGATACTATTAAGTGTCCTCTGCAATACTCGAGGTTCTCTGTAGAAAGTAGACATGCAAATAGAGGCTTTCATAGCAACCTCCTAGCATGTTCCAAGAGCCTGTGGATTAGCAGCGGACTCTTGTGCCACTCGCAGGCTGGAAGGCTCATAGCCTCAAACTTGTGGTACATGAACCAAGAGTGGTTAAGCCCGAAGCAGACAGTGTGATGGGTTAGGTACTTATGGAAGTCCTCCTCACCAAAAAACAAGCCCACAGAGCTATCTATGTCTATGGGTAGGAACGTGCTGCGGTCTATCTGCACTGCTCCCAACTCTGGCAATAGATTGGTCAACACTCCCTCTCCGAGTGAACACCAATCGATATGCTCGTAGTCATCCATCAGGGCTCGGTTAACAGCGCCTAGCCATACCTTCGCTATCGTGGAATCGGGTGGCAGGTAGATGTAGCCATTTAGAACTCTCCTAGGAGCCTTGTCCCAGATCATATACAGAGCAGACTCCGGGTTGACTATGGACTTGCTTGGATAGTTGATGCCTACCGTATCAGCGTCCCACCACCAGCCTCCGTACCTTGCCAGCAAAGCCGCCCGCACACAATCAGCTCTAAGGGCTGGTTGCTGGAGCTTCAAGTAGTTCTCATGGATTGTTCCAGGTGGCAAGAACGTCCGCACATTCTCTGGAGTAACACAGGTAAACTCCAGGCCGCTCGAGCAGATCATTCTACTGGACCAGAGGCAGATGCTAATGTACTCCGGCATCGGCCCTTCCCAATACGTCCATACGTGAGTCATTTCAGGTACTCCCAAGGTTTACCTGTTCTCTCCTGAAGACCTGTCACTAGGTTATACTTCCTAACCTTTATCCGCGAACTCTCTGAAAGAAGAGCTAGGTTGCTGAGGCTGATGTCGTCTACCTCCTCGGTGTCCCGCCTGCCCTTCAGTTGCAGAGGTACTCCACATCCCTGGCACCACCGATCTATCTGCTCCTGGAAGTCCGACAAGGGCCTCTCCCAACAGTCCTCTGTTACCGGCAAACCTCCTGGCCCCTTCATAACGAAGTCAAAGGCTCCCGCTACCTCACAGAAGAACAGACCCTTGGGTGTTACGGTTCCAGCCCACATCTTTTGCAGCCAGCAGTTGCTGATCAGGGACTTGCGAGTGGCCTCATCTGGAACCACGTCTTTGATGGCCACTAGGATCGGTGAGTGGTAACACTCTGTGGAGTGAGTGTTATTGTTCACATACCCGAAGACCCTTTCGATCAACTCAGCAAACCTAGTCCTCTGCCATACGAAACCCGTCCACAGTCCTCGGTGTTCTCTACAAGGAATCTCCTCTTCCATAATCTTGGCCAACTCTTCAAACTGCGGGTGCATCAAGGGTTCGCCACCGATCATGCCTAGCATCTTGTTCGGCACGTCCACGTATAGGCTGGGCGGGCTGTGAGTGGGAAACCTCCTCAGGCACTTCACGGTATGCCGGAAGTAGTCGGGATCCATATAGAACGTCTCATCGGTATGACCAATCAACCTCGTGCAATTACTGCAAGCTCTGTTGCAGGCGTTGGTAACGTCTATCTGCACGACCCACTGACGCTTCATGCTAATCATGGACTAAGGTTCCCAAATCGCAAAGAATGTTCCTTCTGTACCTGGATGCCAGTTTTCCCAGAGGGCTACCTTAAACCCTAGAGTCCTCATTTCCTCAGCAGTCCAGGTGGACTTGTGAGTCTGTGCATAGTCACCACCCATTTCGTACGTATCGTGATCTTGCGGGCACACACCTTCTGGAGTAAATACGATCAGTCGCCTCTTGGCTATTTCTTGACACCTGGAGATCAGGTCTAGACCACGCTGCTTCTCCAGATGCTCAATGGCATCTATGAGTAGGATCCCATCGAACGGGTAGGCACAGCTAAAAGCGTAGCTAAGGGCATCCTCCCAAACGAAGTAAATACGGTTCCCCCATTTCTTGCAAGCCACGTCTAGGTAAGGCTTGTGGATATCTACACCAACCCTGAACCCTGCTCTAGTGCAAGCCAGCTTTTCGCCGAAACCACAGCACAAGTCCAGGACTGACTCGCAGTCTGAAGTGGCTACCGTCAGGCAAGTGTAGAGGTCTCGGAGATTGTCCGCTGGGTTGATCACGGAAAGTTCACGTGTGCAGGGTTAGGGTTTAGAGCATAGGCAATGGTTCGGTTCTTAGCGTTGAACATGCAGCGAGGACAACCGTGGGCATCAAAGGTGGAGAAGTCTAACGACTTCCACACGTCAGCAAAGCGTCTCACCAGTATGCACCCTAACATACCTCGCTGACTGTAGGCCAAGATGCAGCAGCGATAGACGTTAGAGTCTGCACCAATGTAAGTAGAGGCTTGCTGGAATCCACAGAACGTATAGTCTGGAGGACCATGCCCCAGGTCACCGACTCTGTCCAGGAACAGGTCAAACACCTTCATCCTTGTGGACCTGTACTTCTCCACCACTCTGTTGCAGGAGGCAGTTGCCTCAGCTATGAATCCATCGAAGTATTTCGTTCCCTCGTTCTGGAAAACAGCACTGAAGCGGATGTTGTCTGCCCCGTCTGCAAAAGCTGCGTCAGCGGCCTCCTCTATTTCCTTGTAGTTCTCGCGGTTAATCACAAACCCTACACCTACCACTGGACCGTCTTTAGGCATGGAACTGATAGCATCCCTTACTCTTGTATAAGTCCTGACAGTGGAACCTCTCATACTGGCGTAGGTTTCTGGGCGACCTGCGTCTACAGAGAACCTAACCCATAGAGCCTTGGACAGTACCTCCGTATGCCTGTCAGACCAGACAGATCCGTTGGTAACAAGACCAAGATCGATTCCACTGTCCAAGATTAGCCTGCACAGGTCTAGAAAGTTCTTGTGTACCGTGGGCTCGCCGCCACCAGTCAACTCGATGGCCTTAACTCCCATGTCCTTGCAGTCCTGGACTATCTCCTTTAGCTTGTCCCAGTCAAGCTGGTCCCTTTCCTGGAACCTCTCGTTGGAAGAGTACCCAGACATTCTGTAGGCACAGAAGTGACAGTCTTGGTTGCATCTGTTGGTAGGTACTAGCTGTACGAAGATTGGAGAAGGATTAACACCGGCTCTGAGTTTGTCCAGCCACTCCCTGTGATGAAAGATCTTGAGTGGGCTGTAATAGTCATCTGCTTGCATTTGCTGCTCCTAGTAGGGACAAAGCGTCAAAGTCAACTCCGGGAAACGTGTTGGCCTGAGGACTCTTTACGTGACCTAGGGAACTTCTAACTGTGTTGTCGTGTTGGACTAGAGATGGAAGGTGAACGTACTCATTAACATTACACTTCCTTAGAGCCTCTACGATAACCCCATCATCAACCTTTCTCCAACCCTCTTTAGGGTGATCATTGAACAGTGGAATGTTGACCCAATTAGGGCTTCTGAGTAGGTCTACCAGAACCTCCCGTACAAAGACCAGAGCCACGGCTCCCTTGCCAAGTTGGTTACTGAAGGACCAGCCCTTAACATCCCCACGCTCGTTGTTAGGGTAGGTGTAGAGATTCAGGTACGACCTCTCTGGAAGAGTACACTGCTCAAGGTACTGGCGGATGTTGCGGCAGCAGATGCAGTCGTCTTGAAACAGGGCATAGAAGTCAGCTTTGGGATTCCTTAAGAATAGCTCGCTGACTCCCAGGTAGAAACTGCAAAAGGTGCCGAAGGCCGGATTGCGGCAAGTGACGGCTAAGACCTTAGCGAAGTCTGGCAACGCTTCGTTAGGGAACCCATCAATGAAGAGTCTAGGCTCTGGGAACCCTGCGTTAGCAAGATACTTCAGAGTGGTTTCTAGCAGACCGCTAGAGATTCGACTAGGTATAGTTACGACGCCATAGGACCAGACTGGCATAGCTGCTCCTCTGCCAAGCTGATGGCTCTATCCAAGAGTCCTGGTAATGGATCTAGTGGATTAAGTTGAAAAGCCCAGCCCAATAAGATAGCGTTTACTCCAGCCTTGAAGTGGTGATACCATCCATACTTCTTTTGGTTCTTCCTCATCAAGTCCAAGAGCTTCTCTCGCTCTCTTACACAACCCTTGGGACCTAGCTCGTTCATTACATCTGCTAACAGTAAGCACGAGCAGCTTGAGTTATGGTCAACTCCCAGAGACTGTAGAATCCTCCAGAGTTGGCTACCAACCCCGTGACCATTCATTACTTCCTGGAGGATTTCTGATGTGGTCTCACTCATTGGGTCTCGTTCCAGAACAACTTATAGTCCCACCGTACTCTGTCTGGCAACGACCACGCTGCCGCGTGGAAACGAATCTTGTTTTCTTCCGCGAACAGTTCCTCCATCGACGGGTGTTCACCATCGTCGGTCCAACCAGGAGCTAGTTCCACCGGCTCACCTAGCACTCGCAGTAATTCCTCTTGGAGAGCCTCGAACCGGATGACCTCCTGCAATGCCGTCTTGTGCAACCACCGAGAAATCGTGTAGTGGTCAAGGTAGCTAGGCAGCACTCCCCAGCGTTCAGTGGATAGGGACATCACGTACTGCGGCCAGAGTAGAGCAGGAGTGCCCAAGCGACGGCAGCTAATGCAGTGATGCACCCAGAGACCACGCAGACGCTCTAGCGGATCGCGGACGACACAGGCGATGCGGAAATGCAGCCAGGGTTCGGACGCGATAGAGACATGATGGTCGATGTGACCGTCAGGGTTGCGACCGACTACCCAGAGACCGTTGTGTGGAGGACGGCAGAGGGCTTCATGCAGATTCTTGGAAGCCGTGTGCGGAGGCGTCAGAATCACCAACTGTTTGTTTTCTAGGACAATCAATTTAGTACCTCCTGTGAAGCGGGACAGATTACACGTTTGCCGGTGAGTCTCGCTATCAAGCGAGCTTGCTTTTGATTGGATTCAATAAAGATCGTGGCTGGTGATTTGCCGTAGGCTTCGGCCTTCATCTTACCGGGGTTTAGATACTCTTCCTCGGTCTGCGGGAAAACTAGCTGGTCGTAACAGATACCGCAGGTCTCTAGCCAGCTCTCGGTCTGCCGCCGATAGCGACGGCGACGACCCGTAGCGATTAAGGGGATGGTATCCCGCAACGGACGCTGAAGGATCGGAGCTCGGATTAACCACTTCTCGTAGGGGCATTCCTGTTCCTTGTCCAGGAAGCTCTCCGGTGGATCAGGGCAAAGGATTCCATCGATGTCCGTAGCGAGTGACGGAGTATGAACCGAGTTGAAGATGTTCCATTCGAGATAGTGGGGCAGCGAGAGAAGTTCAGCGAATCCTGTTACGAGGTTGCGACATTCAGGGCTACAGTAAAGACAGTAGAACAGTGAGTTAGGCAGGAGCAACGGTTTAAGTTGAGCAAAGGAGTAGCCCGCTGCGACGGTATCATCAACAACGACCGTTAAGCCTTCTTCCTCGACCTTGTCTAGACGTACTCCATGACCGAGGTCAATTGGACCCGTTTGCTGAGAGATAGACCAGAGAGGTACATGAAACCGCTCGGCTAGGATCCCAGCAGCAAACATGCCGGAACGGGAGACACCCATGATGCGCTTTACAGTGGAAGGGATCATGCTCGCCAGTCGTTCAACCGCTTGCAGTCGATCTGTGAGGCTCACCCAACGCGGCTTCGGCTGTTCTGCTGGAAGGATCGGTCCCCGATCTACGTAGCCACAGAAGCAACGTACCGGGTAGACGATCGTTGGCTGCGAGAGCTCGAAGCGACAGTGGGCACAGATCCAGATCATGATGAAGAAACGCTGCAAGTGGCATCCGTAGTATAGCAACCGCAACAACCTGTGTTATCGACCTGAGTGATTGGTAGATTCATGTTGACGCGACAGTCGCCTGCGGTCTTGCTTTCCGTGGCATAGAAGACGAGGGATTTCGTTTCGCAGGATGGTTGCCAGCAACCTATAGTGATCGTGTCACCTTGGTAGGTCGTCGGCGGTTCAATACATTGGCACGAACCCCAGCAAACACCCGAGATCTTCACATAACGGTAAAGGCCCGTACTCCAGGCGTAGGTACAAGAACCCCCGAGCGCACATAGCATCCGACAAGGCCGTTTGAAGTTCATCTGAATCTGACAGGTTAGAATCCCTGACCGATTCGTGACGACACCCGTCAACGAAACGACACAATCGCCCGCAAAGCAGTTTCCTCCCGAGTTGTAAGTGTAGGTACAGCCCGTCGGGTTCAACAGAGACAGTAGATACGTTCCATTGAAGTCCTCGCAAGGACATAATCCTGTTTGCAGGCCGTAGCACAGGGCACCGAACGGAGGAGTTCCTTGGCTGGTGATTCCCGCGATGGTGACGGACAAGGTGGACGGCTTATACGCAGGAGTACATCCGCAAAAGTCCGCACAGCAACTATTAGACGGATAGAACCTCACGTACACTGAGCTCCTACGACATAATACTTGCCATTGGCATGAGGCAGTACGACCACTTTCTTCCCATTAGCTAAAGACTGACCACTGCTCAACAACCAGTCATAGGCCGTGATGTCTTGACCAGTATCTGAAGTTCCATCCCAAATGCTTACGGTGGCAGATCCTTGATAAGACATAATCCCATCTAGCACACCCAAGATCATTTGAGGTCCACCAAAGCCTCCAATCCACTTGCCGTACTTGTCTCTAATGGCCAGACTGAATGGAGACTTGCTTGCCCTAGTAATCGGCGCACTGGCTAGGTTGTAGACTTCTTTAGTAAAGTTAGTCTCTTCAACCCTCCACTCGTCTTCGTCATCATTGTAGACCATCTTATGGATCGTACACTCAGCATGTCCAGGTACAGCCGCTCCAGTGCCTCCGTTATAGTCCATACCTGGAATGCCGTCAGTCGGAATCCCTACGATATAGACTTCTGGAGTGAAGGTGTCATTGGGATCCTCTTCTGAAAACTCAAACAAGCTAGGCGATAGCTGGGCTTCCCCTTGCCGGATCTTGTTACCGTGATGCTTGATTAGGTCTCGCAAAACCTCAGCGTCTTCTTCACTCAGGTAATAAGCCTTGGCCATCGCATCACCTCGGAAAGACTACAACCTGGACCTTAGCCTGCCCATGCAGACTACGAATCTTCAGCGGGCTGTCAGCAGAAGGTTGTCCAAGGAAGGGCATACCCTCTGGATAGATCTCAAAGCCATTGAACACTACTACCTTCTTCCTGATATCCTCGAGCTCCTCTTCGGTGGGATTAACACGAAACTTGGTTCCCTCCAAGTTGGTGATAAAGATGTAGCCCACATCCTCACGCTTTAGGTCACCGATGGACAGGGTGTTCTCTTCCTCGGTAACGGTCACCTTTCTGGAGTAAGGTTCTATACCCTTGGTCTTGGTGAACCTACAGGCAGCAATGCCTCTACCGAAGGCTTCCTCTTCCTCTGTCTCGTGGTACACGTCGATCTTGATACTGAATCGATCAAGCTCTGGCTGGTCTTTCTTCAGGAGATCTTCCCGCGATATCAAGACCGAAATGTCTTCCTCACTAATAGTGCCAGATTCCGGCGGTGTGTCTTCCAGGGGCTCCATGGCTTGCTCCTAAATCACTGTGGGGATACCTAGCAACAAGAAGTTGCTTTGCGTATACATCTGCTTGCGGGCAACAACGTGGACATGAGTTAGTGGGTCGGTACACTCCTCACCATACCCGTCTAGTAGTACCTGCCTTAGAACGTTCCCCGTCTCGTCAGTGTTTCTTACAAAGACCTGAGGGTTTGTTCTGTCAAGCACTAAATCACTTGGTACTGTTGCATCGTTCGGTCTGGCTACATAGCCCGCTAATTGCTTATTGACTACTCGAGTTCCTACGTCTGCAATCTCATCTTCGTAGAAGGTATTGAACTTGATGTCAAAGCCAAGAACCCTTTCATAGTAAAAGGTTCTCACACCCCACACCAATCTCCTCCAGGTAATGCTCCTCAGCTTGACACAGTGAGAGGGCAGTCCCCAGAGGTCTCTATCGTTCACCGTGTTATACATCTGGGTCAGCGTTGGAAGCTGAAGGTTGAGCCTTGTCTGCTGGATCTCTACTGTCGCCATCCCTACGTCTTTGTTGACCCAGATAGGCTCGAGGCTAGAACTGGCTATGGCTACCCCATTGATATCTCTCTGGGTTCTTTTCTGGTAGGTAACAAAGCTGCCAGAGATCATGTCTGGAATGCTTTGGGGATTGGTGATGACCGAATCGCCAGTGGCAAACCTCCAGGGTCTGGTGGCAAAGTTGTAGGTTAGGATCCACCAAAAGTTCGGCTCGTTCTTTACTACAGACTCACACTGCACTCCCGGATGGCAGATGGCCCAACTATCACTGTCGTTACCGTAGATCCAACCCGACCCTACTAACGGAAGTCCTGAAGTGGCTAGGATCGTTTGCGGACCATCGTCCTTAGAGGTTGACTCCACTAGGAACTTTGCGTAGTATTGACGGTGCATGTCTTCAGATCTGCCGCCGCCCCAATCCACGAGTCCAACAAGTGTGGTAGACATTAAACAAGTCCTACAGGTTCGAATTGAATGGTCGGCCTATCTGCCATCTTCTCCACGGCAGTAGCAATGCGGTCTAGTCTTGGGATTGCAGGGTCGCCAGCAGCCAAAGCTCCAGGAGCAGGTTTAGGAGCCTGATCCCTGGCCTTAGCGTCCTCGGCTTCTCTACGCTTGGCTTCGGCCAAGGCTCTTTCCTTGACCTTCTTACGCTCCAGCGATTCCAGGGTATTGGCTATGATCTGCTGATACTCTCTGGTGCCCATCCTAACAGCGTCCATGCCGGTGGCTGTAAACTCCACGTTGACCCTGAAGGAGCTATCAGCTAACTCGTCTTGAAGCGACTTTAGTTCCTTCTTGTAGGCTGACATACCTCGCTCTGAATCCAGGAACATTTCGTTCAACTCTCTAAGTTGACGAATGTACCTAGCTACGGGATCATGTTTCTCCTCGATTGATTGCCTAGAGGACTCACGTCGTATAGTGTCCTCGAGCTCCTTCTTATCCTTTTCGAGCTTCTCAAGATCCTTCTTGGCCTTATCCCTTTCAGCTTCAACCTTTTCAGCCTCAGCAGAAGCCTGACTTCTACGAAGATCTCTTTCAAGTCCTGCCATACCTAGAGATAGTTGAGCTTGAGCGTTAGCCTTCTCCTTAGCCTCGGCTATCTCCGCTTCTAGTCTAGCTATCTCCTCAGCATACTTAGCCCGACGTGCATAAGAAGCATCGGCTCTTTTATCAGCCTCCACTAAGGCATCAGCCGTTCTCTTATCCCTAGAAGCCTGCGTGCTTAGAGGGGCTGCTGTAGAAAACTTGAGTAGAGATTTCCCTAGCTCGGTTTTCCCTAACCCAAAAGCCACTCCAGAATCATAGGCGGCAAAATCCTGTATAACTGAGAAGAGGCTTTGGATAGACTCTTCGAAGGTGTTGACGATCTCAGCCCAGAACTGAGCTACCCTATTCACAATATCTGTGAATATTGGGTCCATCTTATCCAGCATCTTCAGCCACAGGAGCTCTATCTCTTTTGCTACAGACTCTAGGGCACTCTTCCAATTCCCTGAAGAGAGGTTGTCAAAGATAGCACTAAACTTCTCTCCAGTGAGCTTATCGAGCTCCTGCATTCCGTGCATCCAGGCGACCTTGATAGAGCTCCACAGAATCTTCACAGCAAGCTCAACGTCACTAGCCTTTAGAGCATTTTTGATACCCTTGACAGTGTCGTCCATAAAGCCTATGATTCGCTTGCCATAATCCATGACTATGTCATAGGCTCTTTTGACTTCCTCAGAGTAGTATTTCCAGGCCAATGCTCCAGCAGTAATAGAGGCAGTAAGTGGAACAATCATCGTGGCCAGAGTGCCCAACCCTGTAAGAACCGCGGTCACGATGGTTCCCACGTAGATCAGTCTTTCACCAACTTGCTGCAAGGACTTGATCAGGTCTCTGTTTCTGTCAACCCAGCGAGTTGCAGACTGGATTAACCCCACGACCATGTCGTTGAACTCTTTGAAGCGTGGACCAACGATTGCTCCAAGCTGAGACCAGAAGCCTTGCATAGCTTGCTTGACTCTAATCCAAGACTCAGCAAGGTCGTTAGCTGCCTTTACGTCCTCGTCCTTAAGGATCAGACCAAACTTCTTTGCCTCCTTATTCCACTTCTCAAACTCTACCGTGCCGACCCTAATGTACTTGATCAACTCCTCAATACTCTTGCCAGTACGCTGACTCATCATGAGGTACACGGCAGCTTCTTGGTTGTTGACTCTAGTGACCTTAGCTAGATCCTTGTAGGCTGCCGTATTCGCCATTAGGATTTTCTGCATACGCTCGGCTTGCTGGGCTGCTTTCTCAGAGTCCCTAACGACTTCTTGAATGGCCTTGCCGTAGCTGGAGAAGTCACCAGCAGCCTTAGCCAAGGGAGCGTTGATAGATCCGCCGATGGCTGTAGACATGGCGGCAGCTTTGAAAGCCTTGTTGAAGGCAGCAGCAATGCGAGAGCCTCTGGCCTCAGCCCATTGGGCCGTCTGCTCAGTTTGACGCTCTACGTCCTTGAGCATCTTCTGATAATCGGCTTGGTTTCCTACCAACCTCACGACCATACGATCTACTTCGTATTCCGTGGCCATTGGCTCTCCCTTGCAGCTAGTTGAGCAGCCTTAACTCCTCCAATCCAGATGGCCTTAGAGCGTTCTACCGGATCCACAGGCTTCTGGACTGTAGGCTCAGCGAACTTGATCATCTGATCATCTATCGAAACAGCCTTCTTGGAGTAACCCTGCTGGATTCTCTGAGAGATACGCATGGCGTAGTAATCAGACCTGGAGGGCCTATTCCACTGGTCCTCGAGCCACTCAAGAACTAAATCCCTGTATCGTTCTGGCCATTTACCCATGAGTTCAAACGGATCTTGACCGAACGCTTGGGCTACGGTGAACCAACCACCGCAACCCCTCAGGAGTTTTTTAGTTCTGCCTCCCGATCCGCAAAGAGCCTGATGAGGGGCCTGAGTTCATCACTGTCTTCAAGACCCTTAGCCCAAGCAGAGAGATGCTCAAACGATATGGGAGCGTCCTCTCTACTCAGAGCTAACTCCAGAGCCTTTCTGACAGGGGACTCCTCATCCATGTCACTGAGCTCTTTGGCCTTTTCGTACAGGGCTTGCTGGACCCTGGCAGGCCAAGACTGGATGAGAGTAACCGGAGGGTTTCTGCCCTTAGAGTCCCACATGCAGCCCGCAACAAACTTAGCTTCTACAGAGGCGAGATCCTTGAGGCCCACGACCTTGCCGTTGGGGCCGAATTGTGTAGAAGCCATGATGGCATTACGGTGATCAGTAGTAACCTTCCCGGTGCTTTCTCTCAGGACGTACTTTTCACCGTTGGGTCCTGTAACGGGAACCTCTCTGATCTGGATTGCACTAAAGTCCAAGTCTGACATCTTGCTGCTCCTTTGAACGTGTACCACTTATGGGGGGCTGTGTTTTAAGGCCCCTAGCAGCCCTTACAGCACGCGCCAAGCCCGCCTGAGGTATTGGTGCTTGTGCGGCTTTGCGCGTTGCTGAAGGGCTACTAGGCCCCTTTACAGCCCTAACGACTACGTGCCAGTGCCCGCCACCTGCAAATCGTACTCAGTCTCAACACCATTGATCTGCATAGTAGGCACAATCTCAATAACCCCCTCTAACGGGTTGCCCTCTTGAGACTGCCCTGGCTGAAAGCTCTTGAGGTATCCAGGAAAGCTGTAGTTGGTTTCGTCTGGCCAATGCACAGTGATCCAGCCATTGACGTTGATGAGGGCATAAACCTGATCAATCGTCGCACCACCAAACTTTCCTTGAACCTGAAACGCGGTGTGGCTCTTCAGACGACGAGGAGCCAAGGTCCTGACCGAGCGGTTGTGCATCGTGGTTGTTGGAACAGGATCACCACCGTCGATGCCGGGAGCCCCTACAACGGTTTCCCAGAACGAAAGATTGGGATCGGCGGCAAAGGCAATCATTGACTGATAGCCTTCATCAAACGGAGTACCCGGAGGGGTTACTCTTGTAGTGTGAGTCATTTTAGATCTCCTACGTGTTAGGGCTAACTCTGAAGTTCAATTGACGCGATTACATTCCCTGAAAAGAAAAACCTGCGGCCATCATTGCCAGCAGGGACCACTGGAGTAATTCTGGTGATTGCGTGGACCATGTAGGTTCTAGTGGCATAACCATCCTGCAAGGTCACCAACTCTCTGCGAATGTTCGAGTCGAAGTACTCCAGGATCTGCTTCATCTTCTTGTAAGGGACAGCGGGATCCTCAGAGCTACGGGCCAATAGTTGGATTCCGTAATGCTCACCCATGACTCCGGTAGTTTGGATCCTTCTGTGAACCATTCCTGAGGTATCTTTTACCAGTATAGCTTGCTCAGGGCTTTCTGGCAAATGGATAGGGAACACTGTCCACTCGGTCGGAGGGTCTCCTGTGCCAGGACCCTCAAGATCTGCCAGCGATACATTGTGCATCATCTGAGCAATGATCTCGGCTGGGGTGTGGTAAAGAACTCCTGTCACTTCTTGCTCCTTTTAGCTGCCCTTTCTGCCAGCACCCGAACCCGCAATGCTTCAGCCTCAGCCCTAGCCTGAGAGGCTGTACGATCCAGGTCTTCCTGCAAGCAGGTAAACGCACTGGACTTTAGGGCTGAAGTATCTACGGGCACGAGTTCTTGGCTTCGCCTTTGGATTAACAAACCTGCTCTAAGCATAGCCTCCGGCATATCGTTCGGCTTGACCTTTCTGATAGAAGCCCTAATCTCGCTGATGCTAGTCCTGGCCGCGGTCTCCAGGTACTTGGCTTGACCTACCTTGTGGTGGAGGTCTGTTCTTTCATGAACCTTTAGGGCATACTCCATGGGGTAGCAGATGACTACTACCACGGAGTTTTCTCCCTTATTGTCGCGGCAATACTTTCGCAGCTTCTCTAGCATTAGGAAGTAGCCTTTACGACATCCTCTGTTAGAACAAATGTTCCATAAAGTAAGGTGGTGATTCCAGAGGCTGTGAGCATTTGCAGTTCCCAATGTCCACCAAGCTCTTCTAGAGCGGCTGTAGCTGCTGCTGAGATTGCAATAGTCAAGGCTCCGGTAGTAGCATTGGTAACTGTGATCGTGGCTGTTTGTGAAGCTGTAGGATCTGCTCCGTTAACGTAGACTAGTCCATCAGCCTCTGTGATGAATAGTTGAGCCTCTGTGTCCTCTTGGTGTTTATCAAGCTTGACTGCAAACCAGAGCTTCGTACGAGCAGAGATGTTGCCAGCACCCGTGATTGAGATGCTGGTAGTATCCCCACGGTGAACGGTTATCTCGGAACCAGCTAACACAGATGCAATCTGTGCCGCCGTCATCGTCAGCGTGCGGGTAGCATAGGCCCAGACATCCGCCGCCACGGATTCAAACGAAGTGATCTCCGTGCCGTCCCAATCGACATCTGCCACCCAGATGGGGCCGGAATCGCTCTCGGCCAGACTCGCTCCGGCCTTCACGTACACCATGCACAGATAGCGGCCAGCAGCGGTGATGCCCGATGGAAAGGTTAGTAGATAGACCTTCGAAGCTCCCTGTTCCGACAGGTTCACGCCGTAGGTCGCAACGTCTACTGCGGCATACGTGACGTGCGACGAGCCGTTCCAGACCTGACCAGCTCGATTCCAGATGGTCGCGGCCAGTGAGCTACCGGACACCAGATACGGAACAGGAACCTTCGTATTGGCCATGTCACTCTACCTTCTCGTCCTGCGGTTTCTCGTCCTGTGGCTTCTCGTCTTCCTCGTCGGCCTCCAACTGGAACGCCTTGCGCCCGGCGAGCAGATTCCAGCACTGGCCCATCACCAGCTTGACGAACGAGCTATTGCCGATGGCCTTCTTGATGAACGTGATGTCCGCGTCGCTGACGGTAATCGGCTTCGTGCGGTTGTGGATCTTCTGCATTAGCTCGAAGCCACGCATCTTGTCCTCTTGCGACTCGTCCTTGACGGGGGCCAGTAACGAGGAGATCGTTACCCGACCCAAGGTGAGCGGCGGCACGCTCTCATCCGCTCCCATCAACTCGCGAATCTTGGTGAACTGCTCGGGGCTGATGATCTGCTGCCGTGCCGCTTCCCCAATGATCTGCACGCACGCTTCACGATGGTCTGCCCAGCGCATCGGCTGACCTTCCATGTCCACGAGTTCCGTTGTGAAATCGACTTTCATGTTTGCTCCTAGTACAAAGAATGCTCCTGAGAAACACCACTACTTCGCTTCGCTGATGACCACGCCTCCGAACGCCGCCTCAATCTGTTGTTGAGCCACCGCTTCAGCTTGCTGAACCGCCGCGCTGCGCAGCTTGTTCTTGCTGGGCTGCAACAACTCGGCCACGATGCGGTTGACCACGAACTGCACTTTGTCCTCCGCGTTGGCCACCATCGGCGGTTCGGTGGGGCCTGGATTGGGATTGGGAACGAGTGATTGATACCCGTAGCGCTCGCACAGGTCGTCCAGAATCACACCCTTCACTGCGTCGGGATACTCGACGGTGAAGGTACGGTCCAAAAACGTGACAGTAATCGCCGCCATAGTTGAACTCCTTAGTTCAG